GAGCCAGGCGACCAGCTACGTCAACTATGTTTTCTGGAACGACAACGGCGGGTTTCTGAAGCTCTATGGCGCGTTCAAGGACGCGCTCACCGTTCGCACGGGTTTTCTCAAATGGTGGACGGACACGCGCAAGGAATACCGGCGCAAGACGTTCACCTACATCACCGCGCAACAGATCCAGCAAATTCTGACTGAAGACCCGACTGCGAAACTGATTGAGATCGGGAATCCGGTTCCGCCGCCGCCGCAGATGCAGCCGCCGCCTGGGCCTGGGATCCCTGGCATGGGTCCGCCCGCCCCTCCCACGGGCGGACCTCCTCCCGGCGTGGGTCCGCCGCCGGTGGGTCCGCCGCCGGGGGGAGTCTCTCCGCCACCGCCGCCGATGGGTCCGCCTGGTGGAGCTCCGCCGGGCATGGGCGGTCCTCCGCCTGGCGGCGTCATGCCGCCGCCGCCGGTGATGGGGCCGATGCCGCCGGTGGCGATCTACGACGAGGTGGTGATCGCCTACGAGGTCAAAAAGCCGCTGATCAAGGTCGAGGGTGTGCCGCCGGAAGAGATGCGGCTCGACCGCTATGCGCGCTCGTTTCAGGACTCGCGCATCGTCGGCCATGAGCGCGTGGTCGCGGTCGATGAGCTGATTGCGATGGGCTACGCGCGCGAGGATCTCCTCGATCACGTTCAGTCGCAGTCGACGCCTGAGTTCACGCAAGAGGCGCAACTGCGCAATCCCGGCCGGCAGATGTCGACGCGGGTTGGCGACGGCGTCAACTACGGCGAATGGTTCGTCAGAGCCGACCAGGACGGCGACGGATTCCCCGAGCTCCGACGCATCTGCACGCTGGGCGAGGACCACAAGATCGTCAGCGACGACCCGGCCAACCGGATCAAGTTTTGCTTGTTTAGCGTCGATCCGATTTCGCACACGATCGTTGGCGACTCGATCGCTGACTACGTGATGGACATCCAGCGGATCAAGACCAACCTCACGCGCGCGATCCTCGACTCAGCGGCGGAATCGATCAATCCGAAGACGGTGATCAATGAGCTGAACGTAAACGTCGACGACGCTCTTAACGACGAGCTCGGCGCGGTTATTCGGGTGCGCGGCGATCCCAATTCCGCGGTGATGTATACGGCGACGCCATTCCTCGGCAAGGACATGGCGCCAGTGGTGGAGCTTCTCAACGACGTGCTCCAGCGACGTACAGGGCTGAGCGACGCAGCAAAGGGCTTGGATCCGAAAGCTCTTCAATCCTCGACGATGATCGGCGTCGAGGCGATCATAAACGGGGCGCAAGAGCGCACGGAGCTTGTCGCGCGCGTTCTGTGTGAGACGGGTTTCAAGGAGCTCTTCGCAGGCCTGTTCAACGAGGTCGTGGAGAATCCCGCGCAGCAACGGACTCTCAAGGTCAACGGCTCGTGGACCGAATACGACACCTCGACGTTCGACGCCTCGATGGGGGTTGAAGTCAACCCAACCCTCGGCAAAGGTAGTGACACCGTCCGACTGATGACACTTCAGCAGATCAAGCAGGATCAGCAAGCGATCGTAGCGCAAATGGGCCTCTCCAATCCGATTTGCGGATTGCCCGAGATGATGAACACACAGACCGACATGTTGTCGATCGCGAACATCAAAAATGTTCAGAGATATTTCAAGATGCCGGATCCGGCGGCGATGCAGCAAATGCTGAGCGCGCCGAAAGAACCCGACGCGATGACGCTGGCGGCGCAAGCCCAGTACCAGAAGGTCAAGGCCGACGCCGCCCAGGCGCTAGGCGATCAGCAGCTGAAGGAGCAAGACCAGAATCAGCGGCACGCGCTGGCGCTGCAGCAGCTGCGCGAGAAGACTCTCTACGACCAGCAAAAGCTCGACGTCGAGCGCGACAAGATTCACGCGCAGCATGTCTCGACGCTCGGTCAGATGGCCGCCGATCTATTTAAGACTCACGCCGACGTTCATGTTGCGCACGCGCAGATGGATTCTGATCAACAGATTGCGGAAACACAGGCTGCGGCACAACCCAGCGATCAAGGAAGCGGGACGTGAGCGATGAGCATGACCCGAGCGAACCGGCGCCGCCGGCCGACGACCTCTCGGATAAGCGCGTGCGCAGCGAGGAAGCCGGCGCGCTTCTCGATCCGAAGGGCGTGTTCATGCTTGGCGTCAGGGGCGTGCGGATGCGGTGGTTTCAAAGCCTGATGGATGCAAAGGATCGCGAGACGAAGGACAACCTGACCTACAAACTGCAGGTTCTGGATGAGGTCGTTAACGCGATGAACGGCTTCATCAACGATTACAAGATGGCGTTGAGGAACAAGCGTTGAGCGATACCGTAGACAGCGCCGCTGCTGCCTTTCAACAGGCGATCGATCCGGCGCAGACGGAGAACGAAGGACCGGCGCGAGCGCCGGCGCCGCGCGATACGAGCGGGCGTTTCGCCGCGGTGGCGGAGCGGCCCGAGCCGCTGTTCTCGGTTCGGATGGTCGAGGGGGATCCAGAGACAGGCGACACGAGCGACGGCGGCGACAACGTAGGCCTTCGCGAACGCGAGAGGGAGGTGGCGGATGGCCGGATTGACGAAAGGGCGGAGCGGGAAGGAGCCCCGCAGGCTCGGCGTGCCGCCGAAACCGCCGGCGATGAAGAAGGCAGCGCTAACGTCGATGAAGGCAGCGCTGACGAGCCAGCCGACGAAGAGCAAGACGCCGAAGCCGCTGGCGATGAAGCCGACGAGGACGCGCAGTACGAAATAACTATTGATGGCGAGCCGGCGACGGTTTCGCTCGGCGAGCTCCGCGACGGCTACATCAGGACCGCGACGTTCCACAGCCGACTGAACAAGGTCAACGAGCATCGGGCCGTAGTCGAGCAAGAGAATCAGCGCGTCGGTCAGATGCGCGACCTCTACATCAACGGGCTTTCGGCGCTCGACGAGGACATTCGCGGAATCACGCCGCAAGAGCCGGATTGGGACAAGGAATACGCGGAGAATCCGCTCACGGCTCGGCAGCGACAGAAGCAATTCGGAGAGATTTACGCGAAGCTCCACCAGATCCGGGCCAATCGGGCCTGGGCGATCAACAATGCGCGCGAGGAGCACGATCGCGCGTCCGCGAAATACGCGGTCGAGCAATTCACACAGTTTGTCGATGATCACCGAAAGCTGATCAAAGACGAGCCTTCGTTGCAGAGAGTCATCGGTGGGATGCGGAAGACCGCGCTCAACGAGGGCTTCAACGAAATGGAGGTAGCGGGAGTCTACGACAAGAGGATGCTCAACGTCCTCTTCAAGGCATGGCTCTACGACCAGGGAATGACGGTAAGGCCCCAAGCCCAAGCGGCCATTTCCTCTGGTAACGGCAAGGCGTTGGTACCCGGTTCCGCTAGGCCCCTATCGGGGAGTGCTGGACGCCGGAACATCGACGAAGCCCAGCGGCAACTAGCCCGCACAGGACGATTGGAAGACGCAACCACGTACTTCCAGAGGCTTCTCAGATGATCCGGAGAATAAAACACCATGGCCAAAGTAACTAATGCCTTCTCTACTTATATGGCGGTAGGGAATAGGGAAGATCTATCCAATACTATCTATAATATCGACCCCTTCGACACTCCAGTTATGTCCGCTATTCGCCGACGTAACGTTAAAAACCGGCTTTTTGACTGGCAAACTGAATTCCTCCCTCTGGTTAACCTGAATAACGCCTTTGAGGAAGGATTTCTATTGGTTAATTCGGCCTCGCAACCCACCATCCGGAAAAATAACGTTACGCAAATCTCAAAGAGGGATGCAACAGTCTCCGGCTCGCAAGAAGAAGTGGATGCGGCGGGCAAGGGGAGCGAGATGGCCCATCAGATGGCCATGGCGAGCAAAGTCCTGAAAAGCGACATCGAGGCCATGATCTGCAGTCGCCAGGCGCGGGTCGACGGCAACGACGCCGGCGTTGCGCGCGTGACCGAGGGCATCTCCCACTGGCTGGGCCGCGCCACCGACCGGAACGCGGCGGTCGCCGGCGCAATCGCGCCCGGCACCTCGGTTGCCGCTCTGCCTGTGTTGGCGACCGACGCGTTCGCCGTCCCGACCGCCGTGCAACTGACAGAACAGATGCTCGGTGACGCCATGCAAAAAGCGTATTCCAACGGGGCGAGCCCGACATTATGGGTCGTGCCGCCGGGGCCTAAGCGTACAGTATCGACGTTTACGGGTCGCTCAACCTCTCAGGTCTTGGTTGGCAAGACGGAAGTCGTGTCGACCGTCGACGTCATCGCTACAGACTTCGGCCGAGTGAAGTGCATCCCCTCGCGCTGGGTGGCGGCAGACGTCGGACTGCTCATCGATCCCGACTACATCGCGGTCGCTTTCTTCAGATCATTTCGCCAATTCTTAATGGCGAAGGTTGGGGACGCGGAGTCGAGAATGATCGTGGTGGAATTCGGAGTAGAAATGCGGAACAGCTTGGCCCATATACTTTTCAACGGCGTGACGGCCTGAACGATTGCTTGGCTTTGCGAGTGGGGCGTGACGAAAATGCCCCATGAGCAACTCAGATCGGCCAGGGAGCCAGCAAGTGGGTGAATCTCGTCGAAAGTACAGCGTCCGCGATGGCGTTCATCGCACGCTGATCACCGACGACGACACGCCGGATCGGTTCCATGTCCAGACGACAATGGACATCGAGCCGATCCTCGACGGCATCGCGCGCGACCGCGACCTCATGCCTCACGGCGTTAACAAGCTCGCCGCGCGCCTGCCGCTGTTCGTCTACGAGGACCTCCTCCACCGCGGCATCATCGG